AGCGGTCGCTACTGAAGTCGCCAAATACTTAGATACCCTCCGTGCCATCTACGGGGTGGCCCTATGGCTGGAACATCACGCTCCGCTAGGTACAGGAACGAGTCGTGACCTGCGCCCATTCGGCTCTGCTATGTGGTCCCGATGGCCCGAGTTCGGAATCTCGATGACGCCCGATCCGACCCATGTGGGAGAATATGTATATCGCATAGCCCATTTCAGGGGTGCCCGTGACGAAAGACATTGGCCGGCTACCATGAAACGTGGAATTAAGTTTCCATTCGAAGTGATTGACTGGATGACGCACTAATGGCAGAAGCAACTAAGGCCACACTCACCCGTGAGTTTTTAGCCGAACGTGATGTTCGCATCTTCAAGATGAAGCAGGCCGGCATAGCCAGTCAGGAGATCGCCCGTAGATTCGGCGTCAGTGTTGCTGTCGTGGGCCGATCCGTGAACCGCCAACTCGAAAAGTTGAATTCTGAGGCACTTCTGGCGTACCCGGAGGTGCTTCGTATGGAGTTGGAGCGTTTAGACGCTTTGCAAGCGGCGATTTGGCCGATGACCCAACATCGGCGTCTCACGCTGGATGACGGTACGGAGGTCTCCGTGGAGCCGGATATGAAGGCAATCCAGCAGGTTCTCTCCGTAATGGATCGTCGGTCTAGACTGCTCGGTATGGAAGTCCAGCAGAAACAGGTGAATGTGTCGGTTGGGCTTGACGCCGCCACTGACTCGATCCGGCTCGCTATGGCAGGGGCGCAGGCTCTCCCTAGCGCCACCGCTCATTCACCCGAGCAGGAGGCCAAGCAACTGCTGGCCCTCATGGTGAAATCGGGCGTCGTCTCACCGACAGAGATTGAAGGCGCATTGGGAAAAATGGCATCTCAGGACCTGCTGAGAACAACAGAGATCGTTGATGCGGAGATAGTGGAAGATGAGGTAGATGATGGCGACTGAACCCATGAGTATTCCGGGTGGTGATCCGACGGTGACGGGCGACGATTCGATAGAGGTTTCCTTTTCGGTACCCCTACCCCCTATGCCGTTCGCGACAGCACCACCCGTGCGATCGCCGGCGAACAAACTGCATCCTGATGCCGCTAACTGGAACGAGCCAGATGAGGTACCTGGTATACCCGTGGGGCCTGCAATCGATGAGGCTGTTGAGGCAGTAGGGGGGGAGGCGACGTTTGCCCCCGGGCAGGACAACATCGAGGCTGCCATGCACGACCTGGCTGAGGACATGGACCTCACGGTGTCCACCAGGGTGAGCGATGACGATGGGCCTGCTGACAAGCAGATCCTCATACGGACCACCGAGAGCGACAGGGAACGGTGGAAGCGTGCTGCCGAGAGGGCCGACGTATCCCTGTCTGCCCTCATCAGAGACACCATGAATCTCAAGGTCACTGACATCCTCGACTGCTCACACCCCATGGAGTATCGACAGTCCTACCCGTGGGCTGAGTTCTGCACCAAGTGCGACGTGCGTCTGAGCGGATAGGGGCAGGGGTTGCTAGACACCAGAAAGGGGCAGGGGTTGCTAGTCAGCCTTGAGACATGGGAGTACGAGCATGCCTCCCTAGTAGGGGCACGCCGATACACGGCCAACTGGGGTAAGCAAGACGCCTCGTGGTATGACGCCGGGCGGATGGAGGATGACCGCACCGCTCAGGTAGCAGCAGCCGTATGTGAACTGGCTGTGGCCAAGGTCACCAACCGCTACTGGCATGCGCACATATGGCATGCGACCGAGCATCATAAGTTCAGGGACATGCCTGACGTGGGGCACAACATCGAGGTGCGTCGGGTGCGTACATCCAAGAGCGCTGCTGTACGCAAGCACCAGGTGGGCATGGGGCTAGTGCTGTTCGTTGCCTATGCCACACCCCCCGAGTTCAGGGATGTGGATGTGCTGGGCTGGATCGACATGGACGAGGCGTGGGACAAGGGCGAGCCCTCCTCCTATGACAGCGAGACCACTCGACTAGTCTCTCCTATACACCTCACACCAGTAGGGGGAGAGTATTAGGAGAGAGCGATGATCGAAGACGGTGTTGTCGATGACACACTCTCACGCCTATACCACCTAGCGCACACGGCACAGGAGCAGGGTGCAGATGAGGTACACCATGCCACCCGTGACGCCGCCGAAACCATCATGCTCTTGCAGGCAGAGATCAAGGACATGAAGGTCGAGTACGACGAGCGGTACCAGTTGACCACTGACCTGGTGGTGGCGCTCAAGCAGTACGTCGTCAATGCCGAGGGTGACCCTGTGCTGGGGCCTGCGATCAAGCAGTGGGTCAGGCTAGTGAGGTACGACGGGTGAGGCCAGCCGAGAGGTACGCCGAGCGGTACGCCATCTGCCTTGAGTGCGAGGAGTTCAGGCGGTGGGCCAAGCAGTGCCGGGTGTGCAAGTGCATCATGCCTATCAAGGTACGGATCCCCTCGATGGCCTGCCCTCTAGGTAAGTGGTTACCCGTGGAGGACATGGACCTCTAGGTACCTACCCCCTGCCCCTACCCCCCACTGTGGGGTAGGACTATGACCTCACCTCGCACCAACCCCCATGCCTCGATGTGTGAGTTCAATGCGACCACGTCATCGTAGGCGTGCTGCTTGTCACCATTGCACTGCCTGCTCACCACACCCCACACCGTGTCGCCTGTGGCCCACACTGTGTGCTCACCACCAACACACGAGTAGTTGTCAGCGAGCGCAACGCTGACACCCAACAGCGCACTCATACCCATCACGCATACGCATACGCATAGACCCATCAGGCCGACCTTGCGCCACAACCAACGGCACGCCTTGAAGGGAAGCGACGGCATGTTCAGATGGGCAGGACGAATGGGAGGATTGTCGCCACGAACAAAGGCAACGCCATACTTCCACAGATAGGTCAGGCGCTTCATGTGTGTATGTGTGGGTGTGTGAGTGGTGTTTGTGTGTGAAGGGCCTGAGGATGGCTGTGTGTTGGGCTGAGGGGATGTGAGGGGAGCAGGCCTAGTGGTGTTGGCTTGAGCGATGGCTTGAGAGATGGCTTCGATGTTGGCCTCGAAGAAGGTGGCGTGGGGAGAGGTGTTGGATGGGGGAGGGGTCGCGGTGTGTGTGGGAAATCGATCTCCGGGGCTTCCGGGCGCCGGTGTGCTGGCTTGGCGGCGCATGAACGACGAATTCGTTTCACCGTTTTCTGGTTTGTTTAATCTCATATGTGGTTGGCTGCTTTCCATCCGAGGGTGGCTCCGGCTGGGAGTAGGAGGGCTATGGCCCACCAGTCGCCTATGAGTCCGCCTGCGGTGATGCTGGCTGATATGGCGAAGATGGTTCCGAAGAAGAGTTGTTTGATTGGGATTATTGTCATGTTCTTTGGTTTCTTTGTGGTGGGTTTGTGGTGGTTGCGTTCATAGTGAGAGTCCTAGTGTGAGTGCCCATATGGCGGTGACGATGCAGATGCCTAGCCATAGGAGGGTGTGGGTTCGGAGTTTTCGTTGAAGGAGTTTCTGGGAGCGGGTGCCGGCCATTTTGGTGAGTTCGTCGCCGTCGATTATGCATCCGTTTTCGGCGTAGGGGTCGTCCTCGGAGATGAGGAGGATTTCCATGCAGGTGGCGATGACGGTGGTGGTTTGGGTGGTGTGGTCGTCGCCTTCTTCTTCTGAGGCGTGTGTGAGGTCGACGAGGTAGGATTCGAGCAGTGAGGCGGTAGTGGCCATGACGGATTTTCCTGGGTTGGCTGGTGTGCTTGGTTTATTTAATCCAGGGTGTTGCTATGTACGTCTAGTATATCTCTGATTCAGTCTTGTTTTTTGACTTGGTCGGTTGCTTGGCGTATGCGCCGGTTCGATGCCGTGCCCATGGTTGAGCGTTGCAGGGCCTTGCGGGCTTCTTCTTCGCTGAGATTGTCTGGTTCTATGCCGAGAAGTTTTGCGGCTTCAGCGATGATTTGTTTGGGAGGTTTTGGCATGGTCTAGTTACTCAGAACGTCTAGGACGGTCTTCCAGCCTTTGTCCTTGCCGGAGTCGCGGTAGAACTCGGTGAATCCGCAATCGGCGCAGGAGACGTAGCCGAATTTCTGGTTTTGCAGATTCAGGTACCGGGAGACACCGTCACCTGTCGTGCGGATCTTGCCGGTCTTTGCTTCAAGGTGTTTGCACTTGGGACATTTGTAGTTAGCCATGTCTCATTGTCACTCTCCGACAAGCCAACCCCAGGCTCGACCCATTCGTGATTTCTTCTTGGTTGGTGGCGTGTAGCGGCTGAGCGTGGGTGGCATGGTGTCCGCTGGTTTGATGTCTTTTGTGAGC